AAATAGAAGATTGACATTCGACTCTATTATTTGTTATGTTTAAATAATATCCATCTGATACATAAATTACAGAAGTAATAGAACTTCCAGTTTCAAAATAATTATTTTCTATTGTTATATCACGATTAGTAGAAAGTACAAAAGCTGTTCCACCAGCTAATAAATTAAGCATATCATTATGCAAATAATAATTTTGTGAACCGAATGTTCCTGATGATTGGTCTCTTACTGTAGCAATAGTTTGTGCATTAAGTCTATTATTGTTTATTTCATTTAAATCACATCCTAAAAAATCAAGGGCATAGTTTCCATAAAGTATTTTATTATTTGCTACATACCCATCAAATACTTTAGAAAATTGAAGTCCTGTTCCTGTTGCGCTTACATTAATAATGCACCTTTCAATTACGGGGCGCATCATGTAGGCTTGACTAGCTGAAGTATCAGTAAACCCACCTGATTGTGAATTTAAACGAATACCGCTATTAGTAGTTGTTATTCCTAAATCAAAAAACTTAGGCGCTTCTACTTCATTAGTTCCATTAGCGTTTAATAATTCAAAAGTAAAACCTGTAGCTGTGCTATTGATTACAGAAACAGAAGCGCCGTCACCATAAATATAAGAACTTGCGTGTAATGTAATGGTTGAAGTTACTTTATAAGTTCCAACTGGAAAATATACTTTGTCTGAAGCTGTAATTGCATTTTGAATAGCAGTTGTAGAATCTGCAACACCAGTAGGGTCAGCACCAAAATCTAATACTGAAACAGATTCGGACAGCTTTTCATTAATTGGTCTATTTACTGCACCTGTTGGCGTTGCTCCACCATCTTTTAAATCAAATTTTGGAATTAAAGTAGTCATGCTGTTGCTCCATTTTTATTAACTTCTTGTTGTGCTTGATAAGCACTAATTACTTCAGGTGTCCATGCTGCTTTGCATATATCTTGAACATATTTAGGAAGTTCTGATATATCACTATCAGGGGCAAAAGATGACCGATGATATTGCTTTGAAAGCTCAACATCATCTTCCATAATGCGAGTTACTTCACGAATTAAAACAATGCCATTTTCATTAATGGTTGTTTGGTCTATAGTTGTTTCTTTAGTTAATGCCATGATAATGCTCCTTTTTCTGACTAGCGAATCCACGCTAGTTAAATTAAATAGGTAATATTGCCTTGCATACGAAAAGAGTTGGAAACTGAACCAACAGGGAAGCCACTATTTACTGCGCCAGCAGCAGCAGTTTGGTATAGCAAGTCCATTTGAGTTTGACCAGATAATGCTGACCCATATAAAGCATAAATATTTACGCTTACACCACTCCAATAAGAAAATGTTATCCCTGTATTTCCTTCTGTAAACGCAAAAGGTAACCCACCTAGTCTTGCTACACCTGATGTTAAAGTTCCAGCATTAGATAAAGTAACATTAAAAGACACAGTAACTTGATTACCTATCTTTGTGTATTTACCTTCTTGTGTGCCATAAGTTTGACCGCTACCGCCTCCTGTTGAAGTAATAATTGGTGTCCAAGTACCTTCTTCATAGTCATCTAATGTATTTGCATCAGTAGAAGCGGATTGGGTTGCTGGGAATGTAACGCCTGAACCAGCCTTAGGTGTTGCACCTGATAAAGCAAGTGAACCACCTTGATACATTGTTGCTTGAGGATTACCATCACCATCAGATAACACAATGTAGTTACTTGCTGTACGGATGTCTAGACCGCCTTGATTACCTGAGTAAGCACCAAGAATAGAATTTTTAGAACCAGTTGTAACAGCATTGCCAGAAGAAGTTCCAAAAAACGAATTGCTTGTTCCAGTAGTTAAAGATGCACCTGCTTGGTCACTTCCAGTATTACCTATACCACCAACAATTGTATTTCCACCCCCAGTTGCTTGATAACCAACTTTATAACCAATAAAAGTATTTCCATAGGTTGAATTAGATGCATAACCAGCTTGATAACCTAAAAAAGTACAACCTATACCAGTAGTATTGCTATAACCAGCTTGATTTCCAATTCCTACATTGGCATTTCCGCTAGTGTTGCTAGATAAAGCACTAACACCAAAAGCTGTATTAGTAGAAACAGCACCACCGCCCTTACCAACAGTAAGACCTGATATAGAAGCATCATTAGCTGTAGTAAGCGTTGTGCCATTAAATTGCAATCCTGCGGATTGAGCAGGTGTTGTAGTGCCTTGTCCATAAGGAATGTAATTGGATGTATAGGTAAAAGCATTAGCTTTATTGTTAAATGTAGTCCAATCTGTAGAACTTAAAGCCCCGCGGTTGGTAGCTGAAGCTGTAGGTACGTTAAGAGTAATTACGGGTGTTGTCGTGCTATTGGCTACAGTAGAGCTAAGATCTGTACCTGTAGTGCCTAAAGTTAAGGCAGCTACGCTAGTAACTGTTCCGTTAGTATTGGATTTGTTATTAAATGTTGTCCAATCGGTGCTTGTTAAATAGCCGTTTACGCTGCCTGTAGCTGCTGCCATGCTAATAGCTGGAGTATTTCCACCGCTAGAAACTACTGGAGCTGTACCTGTAACGCTAGTAACCGTACCACCGCTAGAAGGCGCAGTATTGGTAATGGTGAAGTTAGGGTATGTTCCGCTAGTGCTAATGCCTGTACCAGCAGTTAAAGCTACTGTTTGGTCAGGAGCAGTATTGGTAATCGTTAGAGTACCGCTAGTCGTAATAGGACTTCCTGATACGCTAATTCCTGTTCCTGCGGTGGCTGCTACTGAAGTAACCGTTCCTGTATTACCAGTTAGCAATACTCCATTAGCCGTTACTGTGTTTGCAAAGGTAGCTTTTGAGTCTTGGTCAATAGTAAGGGCTGTTACTTGAGTAATCGTAGTATTTGGAGTAACTTTAACTACCGCTTTTGCGCCTCTAGCTGTAGCTCCCCAATTCTCTGTAGCCACTCCTTCTAAGGAAGATTGTGGATAAGCGTCTGCTGAAGTCGTACCATAACCTGCAAGCTCAAACTTACCTAAACTGTCTCCACTTAAAGGAGCTTGTGGCGCAGCTACAGTTCCCCTAAATTTACTTACTCGAATAGCTGAACTATTAGCATCGCTAGAATAGCCACGCATAGCAATACGAGAAGATGAATTATTGTCTCCTACTGCTCTAATCTTAATAGTCGGTACAGTTGTTGTATTAACGCCAAGATTGGAGACATTAACCAAAGTCTTAGCATTTAGGTCTACTGCTCCAGTAGCACCTGTATAAGGTACTGCGCCTACATCAGCAGCGTTTAATACGACTGTTCCTGTGTATCCGTTTACGCTTGTGACGGCATCGGTATTGTCAATCTTTTGCCATGCAGAACCATTAAATACGGCCCAGTCACCAATTTGCCAGTCAGTAATTCCGTTGAGATTGGTTGTACCTGCAACGCTTACAACATAATAAAACCCCTTTGTCCCTACTGAAGAAGTTAGTGTTGGGCTATTTGTTGTAGCGTTCCAAGTACCTTGATAGTTTAAATCACCTAGCGGTGGAATCTGACTTAATGGGACTTGACCGCTTGAATCAAGGGTTGCTACACCATTAGCCACTCCAGCATCTTTAGTAGAAGCCGTACCTAGACCAGTTACATCTGTATTTGGGACAGTAGTTGAAGCGGTCATTGCGGATGTGCCATTGCCCTTTACATAACCTGTAAGGGTAGACGCTCCAGTACCGCCATTAGCTACGGGAACAGTTCCACTTAATTGGTGGTCATCATTCCAGTTTGACGGCTGGACAATCGTTGTGTCACCAGCATCAGGGATAGCACTTACAAACTTGTGCTTTACGGTGATAGCCATTACTGTACACCAACTATACGACCGTCTTGTCCCCGTACTACTTGCTTGGGTCGATTGTGGTTTTCGTTAATGGTATTTACTAGGTCACTTAAGGCAAGTGTCATCTGTTGGTTACTCTGTCCGATAGCGTCTGCAATAGGTTTAAGTGGGTGTTCCATCGACTGAGCCATAGATTCTTCAGATAAATAAGCTTGCTCACCGTTGGAATCATCAGCACCGATACGAGCAACTTCAATTTTAGCACCGTTGTTTATGTGGGCAAGTAAGACTTGAGTGTTTCGTTCTGTGTTCATCTTCATCTGAGCGACCCTCATATCCATCTCGGCTTGCTGACGATTACGCTGATCTTCCAATTGGAATTTAAGCTGGTTCTCTTGCGCCTGATATTCTTGCTTGGCCTTCTCAAGTTCCATATTCATCTGCATACGCTGTTGCTCAAGTTGCATATCTTGTTGTGCTTTAGCTTGTGCAGCCTGCATCTTAGCCTGTTCAATCTGCATCTGCATCTGCATTTTTTGCATCTCAGGTGTAGGTGGTTTAGGCTGACCTTCAGCTTTCTTAGCCTGTTCACGGAACTTATCAGCAGTTTCGTCAATGATTCCCTCAAGTCCTTTGCCAGCTTTAAATGCGGTAACTGCGAACTTGAGCATTTCCATCAGCATCGGAGTTGTTTCAGGGATTTGGTTAGCCATCGGTACGGCTTGCTGGAAGAATTGGCCCATAGCAGACAAGAAGTCCATTCTGTCCTGCTTTTCCTGTGCCTCATCTTGAAAGATCATGGAATCGCTAGTGACTTCTACACGGAAGTTCTTAGCGGCTTCATCACGCAATAGGGCTAAAGCTTGTGGAATATGCGGTTTATCTGCATCGCTTAGTTGCATTGCACCACTAATCTTAACGATTGTGTCATCAGTAAAATGGTTACAAATGATCTGTGCTTTGATAGACAGCAGTTCAGTAGCAAAGTCTACTACTGCGTGTTGCATCGTCTTTAAGCGACCAGCAGCGTTGTTAGACTTGATAATCTGTGCGCCAAGGGTTTCGTTAGGGTCAGTCTGTCCACGCTGAATATCAGCGATACCCATGATTTCGTAGATTTGACCCTTAACCTGTTCCATAGCCTGATAAGACATGGTTAAGGCTTGAGCAATCGGGGCAATGTCTACAAGGTTAATCGCACCAGCCATACCCTGTTTCTCAGCAAATGCACCCCAGTTCTTAATCGGAAGCAGGGAATTATTCTCACCTTCGGTAAACAGGCGTTGCAAGCTAGGCTCTGAAGCGTCATAAACTCCCCGAACTTTCAAGGCTTGAATAAATCCGTCAATACGATCAGCCAGCGTGTCTAACTGACGGGCTTGGTCTTGATACAGTACAAAGTCAGGGATTGGTACTAAAGAATCTGTTGTTAGTGTAGAAAACAAGGGTTTAGGACAAGGCCAAAAGTTCTCTAGCTTTAGCGGATCAGGTCTTGTGTCAAGGACTTCTCCCATAGACTTAGATAGCCAAATGACTTCACCGCTAGTCTTATCCCAAATCTCATAGACGCAGGCTTCTCTAGCCCCCTCACCCATCTTCTCATTGAAAGACTTAGAAGTTTCAGGTTTTGTGTCTAATGGGATACGACCACCCAAATCTTCACCAAAACGCTCTACCAATGCAGGGCGTGTCATATAAACCTTACGCCATACTGCGGTTACTTCTTCCCATGTACGGGCTACGGTGATACCAAAGTCACGCCAATGAACATAATCTACTGGAGCACACTCATACTCAATGCGTTCCTGATCTTCCCGATACATACCGCCTTCGGTTTCAGCTTCATCAATATCTTCTGTGATCTGAAAGCCATCGTCAGGTACATCAGCATCTTCTAGTGAATCTTCTTTAGTTTTGCCTGTAATATGTGGCTCATAACGAACCCAAGCAGTACCACGCCCACCAAGCAATCTGTCTGTAACTGATTGATTCATAGCGGATTTGTAGTCACCGTAATGGGTGATCTCATAGTCCAATGCTCTCTCAAGCATCATAGACGCTACCCGTGCTATTGGATCATTGTCTCTAAACCTGCGACTTACATCGGGTCTAGGTAATCGAGCAAAGATAGCTGGGGTAATGGTCTGAACATTGCTCCATAGGATATTAAACTTAGCATTAGGGTTGTTTCTAGTGCGGTTGTCATCACGATACCGTTTAACAATCTTGTCGGCTCTGCCTTCCCATTCCTTGAAGGTTCTCTCGTACTGCCCGATAATGTTGTACCAATCTTGGTATTCGTGATCCATATTTATATCCTGCGGTGAGTTATTTTAGGAGTTTCTTTCCACATCTCGTTAAGCGTTACATCATTCTCGCCAACGGATAAACCTTTAATTCTTGTGTCATTGAGGATAGGAGTATCTTCATCTTTCCATACAATTGACAGATAACGGAAGGCATCGGCAGAGTGACTTGTCCAATCATGCTTTGGGCGGTCATTAAAGCATTTTTTATCATCATTCCACTCTCGTTGATATTGACGCAAACTTTCGACACCTTCTTCACACCTATTATCAAACCAAGTGCGTGTTAATGCAAGCCTTGTTGCCTGTATTCCGTCTTGAATTGACAGATTTGGTACGATTTTTAGATGTTTTATGTCGATTTTTGTCGCAATTTGTTCGATTATGCTCTTACCACCACTTGCTAGTGTTTTCGCTCTAGCGTCATGGGGCAGGTAATGGTAGCCATATTTGTACCCAAATTCATCTTCTTTCTGTTGAAGCAAACCTGTATAGAAAGGGATAGCCTGTCCATTACTAGAATGGTGGTCTAGCACACGAATTTCACCATACACGACCTGAAACCACCAAATTGATGTGCTATCGTTGAAGCCCAAATCCCAAGCTGTGTGGCAGGGAAACATGGGGTCATAGTCTACAGTCGTAATGCGGTCTAAGTCAGTAATCCTACGCATTTCTTGTCCATAGAACGCGCCCAAGATAGCTGCTTCAAAACTGCAAAGAAACTCTTGTTCATATTGGTTGCTAGACATAGTGGCTTGAGCATCATCTAATTCTGATTGTGGCAAAATCATGGTTTGATCTGCCCGCAATACTTTTACATACCAATTGTCTTTTTTTACAGCTTCGCTATAAATGTCATAAAAAGCGTTATGCCCTTTGGGTGTCCCGATAAAGGTGGCCCAACCCAATCTGTCTGCTAAAAGTGGTCTGATAATTTCTCCCCATACGCTTGGCTTCATATCAGCCATTTCATCCATGACTACGCCATCCAAGAAGTTTCCACGAAGTGCGTCAGGATTATCAGCCCCAAATAACCTGATTCTAGCCCCATTAATAAGTTCAACCCATAATTCTGATTGATTAGATTTATTCATTACAGGCTCTGCAAAGCGTTCTAAGTATCTCCAAGCAACTGATTTTGCCTGTGAGTAAAAAGGCGCTATATAGGCATATTGGGCATGAGGTTTGTTTTCTAACAAGGCTTTAACTATCAGATCATTGATACATGCCACCGTCTTGCCACAACGCCTGTGGGCCACGATTACTGCCCAACGATGCTTACGGCTATGGAAATCCTCAAAAACGCTTCTAGGGCGGTATTTTAGCTTTATAGGGCTACTCATCTGCCCAAGCAATCCTTAACTCACCGCCATTACTGCCTGTAACCTCATTAACTTGGGTTTCTTTCCATCTAGCCCGTGTCTTTAACCAAAATATAGCGGCAGCCGTATTACCCTTTTTAGCTTGGCTAAACAATGTACCAGCAATAGCGGCATTGGCATCAATACGCCCTTCGTCTAATTCATCTTTGTAATATTTAACCAGCGTATCAGCACTAATTTTTAAGCGTGTTGCTATGTCCTCATGGGGGCAACCCAATGCAGATAGGCGTTTAACCTGTTCTTGGGTGTCTTTTGTAGGTTTATGAGGTGGCCTGCCTTTTTCTGCCATTTTTATAACTCCGCTAAAATAGCTTGTTTGCCTGTGAAATCTTCCCAACGCTTAACTATGACATCGCAATATTTAGGGTCTAATTCCATAAGGCATGATTTTCTGCCTATTTTTTCAGCAGCTATCATGGTTGAGCCTGAACCACCAAATAAATCCAACACAATGTCTGAGCCTTTAGTGTTATTAAGTATTTGATATTCCATCAGTTCTACTGGCTTCATGGTAGGGTGCAAATCACTCTTAGATGGTCGTTTGCATTCAATTACGGTAGTTTGTTTGCGGTCAGCAGCCCATAGGTGTGCAGCACCTTCTTTCCAACCGTACAAGCAAGGCTCATGCTTCCAATGATAATCAGACCTTCCAAACGCTGAGTTATCTTTATTCCATATCAAGGTTTGGCGAACCTTCCAGCCCATATCCCTAGCTGCACCCCTAAAGTTGTAACCTTCTGTATCAGCGTGCCATATGTAAAATACAGCCCCAGCCTTCATTACAGCGTTGGCAGCTATATACACATCTTTAAGAAATTGCCTAAACTCTTCATCAGCCATTTCATCATTTTTGATTTGCTCACGCTTTTTGCTGCCGCCTTCATATGCAATGTTATATGGCGGGTCAGTTACTAGTTGGTCTGCCAGTTGACCATTCATTAACTTTTCTACCGCATCTATACTTGTGCTATCACCACACATAAGCCTATGGTTGCCCAGTATGTATATGTCCCCTAACTTTGTCTTAGGCTTATCTGGTACATCAGGCACAGCATCTTCATCTGTTAAGCCATCTGTACCCTCAATTACATTCAACAAGGCATCTAGCTCTTTATCATCAAAGCCTATGAGCGTTAAGTCAAAGCCTTCATCTTCTAGGTCTTGCAATTCTATGGTCAGCATGGCGTTGTCCCACCCTGCGTTTAATGCCAATTTATTGTCAGCAATAATGTAAGCCTTCTTTTGGCTTTCAGTCATATCAGAACAATCAATAGTAGGAACTTTGTCTAAGCCTAGCTTTTGGGCGGCCATCAATCTGCCATGCCCAGCAATAATGCCTACCCCGTCTACCAATATAGGATTTCTAAAGCCAAATTCTTTAATGCTGGCGGCAATTTGAGCCACTTGTTCAGGGCTGTGGGTTCTGCTGTTCTTTGCGTAAGGGATTAGCTTATCTACAGCGACTTCTTTAATTTGCATGTTTAACCAAGTAGTTAGTTAATGATGCTTAAGTTTACTACTATTTAACCTCTTTATCCAAGTCTTTAAGCTTGTTGGCGATCATCTTTCTACGGGCTATGCGGTCAGCTTGGTTCTTTTCTAGCGTAGTTTCTTTATGCTCACGCAACATAGCGTTTTCTTTAGGGTATTTACGATCCATGTGTTTCATGCTTTTTCCTCTACATATTTAGCGTAAGCATCTTCTAACTTGGCTTTTCTTGCGCCTTTAGCGTTTTCACGCTCTACATTCAATGCAATAGCAAGTGCCTGTTTTTTAGGCTTACCAGCTTTTTCTTCGGTTTTAATGTTCTTGCCTACTGATTCGGCTGATCCTGATTTGTCAAGTGGCATAATTATTCCTTTGGTATTGAAAAAAACCTATCACCGAATTGGCGTATTTCAAAACCTTTTGGTGCTGTTTCGGTTATATGTTGTTGCTCGCCTGCTACTGCTTTGTGCCAAGTGGGATGTTGTACGCCTTTAAGCATCATGTAGCTTTCGGCAGGTAAATTGTATTGTTCTATGTATTGCTGTGGTGCTGGTGCTACTGAACCCCAATGACCTGCATTTACACCTGTTCCTGTGCCACCCATACCATTAGCTTTAGCTGTTTCATAATCGTAGTCTGACCCATACGGATCAAATTTACGCAATGCTTGAGCCATATCAATTGGATTAGCCACAATTAACTCTTAAATTTAAGTAGGTAGATGGTGGTATCGATCTCTTGCGCGATATTGTCAATCAATTGAACAATCTCTGAATCCATAGGCAAATCAGACCTTGCTTCTTTTACAAACTTTTGCAAGGATTGTAAATAAGCTAAAGGCTCTTTAGGCTGATGGTATGTGCTAGGAAAATCGGTAATCTGCCCGTAAATGCCAAAATAACACTCAGCTAATTCATCGGTCAATTCAATAATGCTTTCGTAAAAACCGCCAAGGGTCTTGTGTTTTGCATAAGATTTGGTAGCCCAATGGAAAAAATGGGTGTTTGTCCCTGAATGTAGCAATGTTGCTAGGAATAAAGCCATCGATTTTTCCATAAAACGCTCCTTTTGCGTTATTTTATAACACTTTTTTACAAATCCAAACCTTTAACTTGATCTATATCAGCAAATTCACCAATCAAAAATTTATTGGCATCATCTTCCGTTCTAATAATAAAAACTGGCCCACCACGCCATTCTTCTGCCCATTTTTGTTGTTTAGGGTTTAAGCCTTTTTTACCGTAGTCAGTTTTAGGGTTTTTGATTTCAATTAAATGCCATTTTTCAAAGTGCCAAACCAAAATATCAGGTATTCCATTCATAGCTTTAGAAAGGTCTTTAACAACAACTCCGCCATTTTTTAAAATATCGACAATCATATTGTGGTTATTATCCTTTCGGGCATTGTTTCTCATAACAGGGGACATTCCATAAATATCACGACATTTAAGCGAACAAAATTTTCTATTTCTTTGATAACTTTTAAATTTTATATTGCAAATCAAGCAAGTATGATAGCCAGCATTTGAATAATTTGGGTTTAGACTGCCTTTAAATATAACTTTGTAATCACTTGCCATGCAAGTTTTACTGCAATATGTTTTTCTTTTTTGATGAACGGTAGCTGGTGCAATCGTGTCACATACACGGCATTTCCATGTTCCATACTTTTCAAAGGCTTTCCCGATCATCTAGTCATTATACATCAGGGCAGCCGTGCTTCATTGATGCCAAAGAAACAACAGTTGCGCCAGCATCTCGTAAAGCTTTAACTATTTCCTTGTGATTAGTATCAATTCGTGCGTATGTCATTGATTTTCAATTAAAATAGATTAGTATTAGCTAACTTTACACCAAAAGGCAGGTCATGGCACAGAAACCATTGTCACAAGCTGAAATGCAAGAAGTAATGAATACTTATGCAAAGACGGGTAGTAAAACCGAAGCAGCTAAGTTACTAGGTATAAACCCCAATACTTTTCACTCAAGAATGGCTATCTGTAGGGCTAACGGCATCCAGCCAACAATTAAAGTAGCCAACAAAGAACTTACCGACCTTTTAGAAGCAAAAGATAAGATTCGCCAACTTGAATCAATGCTTCATGGACAGCGTGAAGAAAAGCTGACATCCGATTAC